TTGTGTCTTTTTTTCGTCTTGACTGACTTGAGGTTCTTTTACAGCTTCCTCAACGGCTGTATTCTGCGTTTCTTCAGACATTTTTACTCCTTAAGTGGATTATTATTATGATAGTAAGTTAATTATACTTTAAATTAATGACAATTAGAATGTCAAAGAAAATTAAAGAGTTTGAGTTTAAGCAAAAGTGGTTTGACTATATGAAGTATGAACCACACGAAGGGCAGAGAAAATTACACTTTCCTGATAAACCTGACGCTTCTTATTTCGTGAACATCTGTGGTAGAAGGTATGGTAAAACTACTGCAGCATTTCGTGAAGCTGAATTTTACGCAGCACAACCTAATAAAAAAATATGGCTTGTTGGATTATCTTACAAAAAATCAAGATTAATGTTCCGTGAAATATGGAAAGATATGGTAGCAGGTAAAGCAAACGATATTGATAGAGCATCTGAAAAAGAACAGTATATAAAATTTAAATGGGGAACAACAGTAGAAGGTATGTCTTGCGAAAACCCAGACTCGCTAGTCGGAGAAGGAGTAGATTTATTAATTATAGATGAGGCAGCAAAAATGCCAAGAAGAATATGGGATATGTATTTATCTCCAACTCTTGTTGATAGAAAAGGTAAAGCAATCTTTATTACTACACCTGAAGGATTTAATTGGATATATGATTTGTTTTTATTAGGTCAAACAGATCCTCAATGGTATTCACAACAATCTCCTAGCTGGGAAAATCAACACGCCTTTCCAGAAGGAGTTGATGATTCTTTTATACAAGAAAGAAAAAGAAATATGTCAAAGGAATTATTTGACCAGGAGTTTGCTGCTAAGTTTACCTCTATGGAAGGTAGAGTATATCCATTTGATAGAGATTTAGATGTCGGCAATGTTCCATACCAAGAAAATTTACCAACCTATTGCTCAATGGACTTTGGGTTTAGAATGCCATCAGTATTATGGTTTCAAACTTATAAGCAAGATGGTAACTGGCATATTAATATCATCGATGAAATAATTCACGAAAGAAATATTCCAACCGACAAACTTGCAGAGATGATAAAGAAAAAAAATTATCCAGTCATTACTTATTACGGTGATCCTGCTGGTAGCTTTGTGCAAGGACAATCTGGATTAGGAGATATTCACATCTTACGCAGACATGGAATTTATGTAGAATACAGAATGGACAAACTATCTCGTGATATACAATCTGGTGTCAGTTATTGTCGTGGATTTTTTGAAAATGCAGATGGTTTAAGAAGAATAAAGATAGATAAAAAATGTGTAGGTATCGCAGAAGATTTTGAAGGATATAGATTTCCTGAAGCAGTAGAAGGAAAAGCTATCTCTAACAACCCAATCAAAGATGGATACTATGAACACGGCTGCGATGCTTTCAGATATTTTATCTTGAATAGATTTCCAATTAGAAGTAATTTCGTTGGAAGAATACCAAGATAAAAGGAACGCTAAATGGTTTTAACCCCACAAGAGATTATAAAAGATTCATTAACTAATTTTAAAGAAGAACAAGCGAAAGCTAGAAGAGAAGAAGTAAGAAAGTTTTTAGATTATTATTCTGGTTCTTTAACCGAGCAATACATAGAGGGTTATTTTAAATCTGACGCCTTCCAGGAAATTCCACACTACAATACAAACATAGTAAAGAAGTTTGTAAATCGTATGTCAAAAATTTATACTATCGGTGCTAAGAGGAATGTAAATGACAGGTATGTTGATTTGTCATCAGTTAAGAATGCTCGTATGAAACAAATGGAACGAATGACTCGTTTGCTTGGTACTTGTGCAACTTATGTAATGTATGATGAAATGGAAGAACGCTTTGAATATCGTCCTATTTATTACTTTGAACCTTATTTTGGTGACAATCCATACAAACCACAAGCTATTGTATATCCAATGATGCACGGACACGCAGATTTATCTGATACAGATGATTTAATGTATGCTTATTGGGACGGGGATAGACATATTAAGTTTGATGACAATGGAAACATTATAGAAGAAATAGAACACAATCTTGGTATATTGCCTTTTGTTTTTTCACATAGAGAAGAACAATTAGATTCTTTCTTTGTGGAAGGTGCATCAGACTTGGTATCTGCGAATGAGCATATCAATATTACTATGACTGAAATGCAATTAGGACTACGATTCCAAATGTTTGGACAACCAGTTGTAACTGGACTTATATCAGATAATGCAAATGTAAGAGCAGGATCAGATGAAATCTTAACATTGCCAGAAGGAAGTAATTACGACATCGTATCTCCAGAAGGAAATGTAAGAGATGTTATTGAAAATATTAAGTGGCAAATAGAATTAGTCGCATTGAACAATCACTTGTTCGTTACTTTTGCACAATCTGGTGGTGAAGTACCAAGTGGTATTTCTTTAATGATTAAAGACTTAGAACGCCACGAAGATTTTATAGATGACAAAGAATTATATCGTCAATACGAAAAAGATTTCTATAAAGTAGAATATGCTTTATCTCAAACTAATAATCTTGGATTACCAGAACCTTCACAATTTAAAGTTGATTTCTCTGAAGTTGAATATCCTATGACTACTCAAGATAAGATTATGTTAAATGAATACAAGTTGAAACATAACTTAACTACTCAAGCAGAACTATTAGCAGATGAAAATAAAGATTTAACTATTGAAGATGCTATACAAGTAATTGCAGATAATAAATCAATGAATGAAGTAGAGGTAGTAGAAGATGATAGTCAAAATCAACAACAAAGTTAATTTTAACTTTCATAAAGTCCAAGCTAGAGTTATAAAGCAATTAGTAAACAAAAGACTAAAACGAATAGCTGACTTTGCAAAAAAGAAAGTAAGAGATACTTTTAGAAAAGAAAAAAATATTGATGGTAGCAATTTCCAAACATTAAGTGAAAAATATGTAGAAATAACCGAACGTCCTAATCGTCCTATTATGGATAGAACTGGAAACTTGAAAAAAAGTTTGCATTCAAGAAGCTCTATAAAAACAAACACTAATGAAATGACAGTTTCCTATGGTACAAATGAAGAACAATACGAACCACACCTAAACGAAAAAGGATATAAAGGAAAATTTGGTAGAGTTCCACAAAGAAAATTCTTTTATACCTCTGATCAAGAAGCGTTTGATATAGTAAAAGAAAAGATTGCAACTGAAGTAGATGAGTTTTTGGACGATTTTATAAGGAATCTTTCAACAAGTATGCGTAAACTACATTGATGGAAGATTTAATAAAAGAAATATTTAAAATGGTAGTACAGATAAAAAAAATATCTGAAGCTAATAATGATCTACTCGGATTTGTATGTTCTAAGGTTGCTCCAACCAAAAAAATTACCACCAAAGAAATAGATTTATTAGATGTAGCTTATATCTCAATGGAAATGTCAGAAATATTTGAAGAGTATGATGTTATGCCTGAGGACTATGGGATTGCTTAGCTTCAAGCTCTGATAACTTTTCTAACCACTTTCTTTTTTCACTCGCAGTAGGTCGTCTTTGTGGCAATGGCTCTAGTCCAACTTTCTTTGCTCTTTGCAATAATGCGTATCTAGCAGCTCTATCCTCTCTTAATTTTTGCCTATATGGTTTTTTACCTTTCTTTATTCTTTCTACTGCTTTTTTTTCTTTTATCTGACGCTTTTGAGGTTTGTCGTTTTCTGGATTTCTTTCTGGAAGCGTTTCTATTATTTCTGCAACCTCTTCGCTTTCTGCGTCAAGTATATCCTCTGCGTCTATCTGTTCTGCCTTTAAGAACTTCTCGAATGGACTATCTACGGTTACATTGATGTTTTTGACTAGTTTTCCTGAATGCTCTAATACCAAACGCCCTGCCTGGACATTACCTTCAATAGCTTCTCTAATCATACTATTTAATACCATAGGCAGCTTTGCATTAAAAGAAACCATATACTTCTTATAATACATATCAACAAATCTATCATCAGCAAACCAAGATTGTATAGTTCTATGACTGACATTTATTTGCTCGGCTATTTGTTTTTTATTTAAATCAGGATTATGTATCATTAAATCAATAGCAGCCATTTGATTGGCTTTTTTTAGTTCTATATTACTCATCTTCCTTGTCCTCTATATTTTTTCTTATAATACTTCTTTGAACCTTTTGTGCCGTATTTAGTATTAGAGCTTCTACCTTGTCGAGTTTTTTTTGCACCATTTGACTTCCTAGTGCGATCTTGGAATAATGATTTTCTCATTTCTTGTAAACTTTTTCTGCTCCTGCGATTCCAAATGAACCTAGTGTAACCCAAACAAATGAGTTATAGATGTAGTCGTTTACCATTAATTCTATTCCAATAATACCCATTGCTAAATCTACGACGCCAAATACACACATCAACGCAAAGGATAGAAAACCTATAATATTCTTCTCATTGTATTCGTTTTTATCTTTAAATAATTCCCACATTACTTCTCCTTTTTCTTCGGTCTAAATATTTTCTCCCAACGCTTTTCGTATTCTTTTTTAGAAATACCCATAGGTCGAGGCACATCGCCTTTACCAGCACCGTTAGGTTTTTTATAAATACTCTTTTCTTTCATTTACTATATTTTAAAAACTTGCTTTTCTTTATAGGGTTGCGTTTTAGTTTAGCTTTGATGCTTCTTTTACGCATTCCAAAAAGACGCTTCGGTATAAAGTTTCTAGCAGATGATACGGTAACATTCATTTTCCAACCTTACGCATTGCTGCAGTATGAGCTTGTTTAAAGGTTTTACCTTTCCTCATTGCTGCTGCCATAGATCGTAAATGTGCTTTGGTGTGATGAACCTTATGTCTGCTCATCTGTCTTTTCTGTGTTTTGTTTAATCCTTTTAGACTAACACCTTTTAAATTTTTAGCCATTACTTCTTTTTACCTTTCTTCATCTTTTTCTTTTTCTTCTTTTTCTTTCCAGTATGATATGGCATAACTATCTCCTCTTTTTTAATTTGTCTTTTGGACAACTTCTTAAATAATCTACTCTTGTTTCTACCTTTTTACCTGTGGCTAAACCACAATAAGTAAGCTCTTTTTCTTTTGCTGCGAACGAACAATTAGCTTTTATTAGTGAACAGTAATCAAACATTAATCTATATCCAATTCTTTGTATAATTTACGGTCTGGCATTGAACCTGCACCATTTATAACTAATAATGGCTTAGAAGGTATCCTTTTTACAAGAAATTTTTGCTTACAACATATACATCTTTCAAGTGGATCATCTGTCATTTTCTGCTCCACCTCAAAAATATTATCAGTTTCAAGACATATATAGTCGTATTTAGGCATACAAGCAATTTAGGGGTAAAAAACAATAAAAAACCACCAAAATTTAGGATTGGTTGTCTAGTTTTTTCTGTATTAAAGTAATACTTTAACCTAAATACCTATCTCTTCTATATATCGTCGTTTACGACGATTTTTTATTTTCTTGATTCTTATATATACTGTATTAAATTATTACTATTTATAGTTAGTCGTTAATTATGGTTTTGCAAGGAATACTAATGGACAACCATGTACTAGTCAAATCACTCCTAGCCCATAAAAACCGACTACTAAGTCGGATTATGATCTTGGATTTGATAAAGATCTTTAGCTTTTGACA